GCTGTTGAGCCTTTTTCTAGCTGTACGTTTGTAATATAAAGAAAATCACCAGCCGTTGTATCGGTTACATCTGACCAAATAAATACAATGATGTTTGATGTTGATGCTGTGTCTACATTTGCTGTGACGCTGTAAGTAGCAAAAGATGTAGTGACATTCAGATTAGCTGGTGAATTCTCGTACGTTGCATTAGCAATTAGCGTTGGATTAGTACCCTCTGCTCCCCATGCAGAAATAATGTCTGAGGTAACAGTATCAGCAGTTCCTGACCATGCAACAATCGCACATTTAACATTATCCAGTTTGGTGGTTGATGATACTTTTGCTTGGAACGATAAGGTGACATTCCCGCCAATAGCATCAAAACAGTTTGCGTTCTCAATAATTTGAGCAATACCAAATTTCTTGTTTGCAGTTTCTACATCTAAGCCGATTGAGTATTTTGCGCCTGTGGGGACAGTTGTAGTTTGCGTAACATCAATGGCATCGTTGCCATCAGACAGAATATAAAACCTGTCCAATACATAAGTATCGTCATTGTTTGCACTGCTTGTAGAGGTAAAGGATGTGCCTCGCTGTGCTATATCCATTCCACCATTGATGATGCGGTTTTTAAAACCATTGTAATTAAAGCCTGTGCAATTTACCAAATTACCGCTTGTAGGCGTTCCAAGGATAGGCGTTACCAAGGTCGGACTTGCATCCAAAACCATTTTTCCTGTACCAGTTACTGCGGATGTAAGTGTCGTTCCAGCATAAGCCAACGTAGGAATTGTTACAGTACCCGTAAAGGTAGGTGACGCAGTATCAGTTTTTGAATTGACAGCAGTTGCAATATTGTCAAACTCAGTATTGATTTCAGTACCCTTGACAATTTTTAAAGGGTCGCCAGAGGTAAGCGTATCCTTTGTTGCAAAGTTAGTTGATTTTGTATAGGCTGTCATTTTATTCCTTTTAACTCAAACGACCATGTTTTGATTGAATTTCAATCTTTTGAATAGACAACTGAAGACCATTTATATCAGTCTCATATCCTGTTTGAACAATTTTCCCAGAACCCGAACCATTTGCAATCAATGTTTGCAATGCAACACCTTCAGAATAGTAAGCCACTATAGTCGCATTTGCGCCATATTCTGCTGTTCCATACTCAGAAACACCTTGGATGGGAATCAGTACATTCTCAGACAAATAGTTTGTCAAGAAGTCATATCCCCACTTAATCGTTACAAACTGATTGCTTCCACCAATGACAACCGCAGTTATTTTTTTAATGATAGATGTTCTTGATACATCACCTAAATCACTATGATTTGTATAGTAAGCAAATCTGTAAGATGAACCACCGTCTTGAAATCCTGTGTATTGAGCAATGTATCCTGTTTTGCCAATTAACAAGTCACCATTGCGTCTTGAACAAAAAGATTTTGGCAGTATTGAGTCCCAAACTGTGACTCGTAAAGCACCATCAGGCAAAGAAACCTTTGTGTCAAAACAATATACTTGTTGATTGATAGGCAACGACAACAAATAAATTGCTTCTTTTTCAGAGTAAATTGATTTGACGTTTGCTAAAACTTCACTGCTAATTTTTGTTGATAAGTCTTTCCTAACATTTTTAGACAAATCTCTCTCAGGAGCAGACTTCTCTTGGATTGTTCTCATCAAAGAACGAATGCCAGAATTGGATAGGAAGATCACATCAGAACTTGTATTCTGAATAGTGTCTCTAGCAATGCAACCAATGCTTTCTACTGTGTCACTCAATGACATTGATGCTGGTGTAGTAGCATTTTGATAAATCAATATTTGACGCTTGCCAAAGATAAACAGAAAGCCATTGTGTGCGGCAAGACCTGTAATCTCATCAGCACCATTTACCCATACACGATCTACATTCAATGAACCAGCCGTACCTGTTGACCAAACATGACCAGCAATCAAATCACTAAAGAAAACAGTAGCATTGTTAGTTGCTGTGTTTGCCGCCCACAATCTACCAAACGCTGAAATGCAAATGTTTGCATCAGGAACTGTACCTACATAACCCGTCTTTTCGCTAACTCTGCGATACGTTGTGGTGCTGACAGTTGGGTCATAGATCAAAGCATTAAAGCCCAACTGAAAGAAGTAGGTGACGCTATTTAGCGTTGCACATTGCCAGTTACTTGCAGTAATAGTAGGTGCAGTACCACCCCCACCATAGGTGAGTTCTGTAAGAACATTACTTGCGCCCAACTTAAAAATCTTGTTGTTGCCAGCCAATAAAACAGTCAATGTCCCATCTGCCTCAACCATCTCATGTATGACAGTTACGTCATTAGCGCCTAGATTACCTGTAGAAGAATTTAGTGCAGTCCAACCTTTGCGTGAGCCAACACGACCATATTGGTCAATGATGCAGTTTGTAGCAATCAAAGCAAATCCACTCTGCAAATCAAGCGGAGAATCTTGAGTATTTAGCCCATAAAAGCCAGGGGCTGAAATACTAGCAATTTGCAAAGATTGGTTCATACTGCAACGAACTCCTGATTCTCAGGATAGCGAGTGCCTTCTAAAGCAATGTAATCAGACAACATGGTTTTGTATAACGAGTACGCATCAGAAGAAGTAAGACCACCATCTTCACCACGCTCTACCAATGCTCTAGCATAGGCATTTTGAGCCACTAAAGTGTCAGCAACAGCAACAACAGTTGCATCTGAGGTCAACGTAGCCTGTGGCACTGTCAAAGCAAACTTGATTGTGTAAACACCATCAGGTATCGGATAAAGATTTACCTTAGTGTTGTAGCTACCATCAACACCATCAAAGGCAAATTCTGTAGGTATTGAATTGACAAGTGGAGTGAAGTTTAGTTTGCGGTTCATGTCCACAAAACTGATGTTTGTAAGTCCGACATTGCTTGTGGTATTGATTACATCCATCACTTGAAACTTCTGACCAGCACCTGTCAAAGAATAGGATGCTGTAGATGATGCGGTGGTGACTGTAATGGTTTGACCCAATACATTCCAAGCAAAAGCATCTTCAATCTGACGTTTTGCGTCATTGACAAACTTGCCAATTAAACTTGAATAAGATGTTTGAGAAACAGTAGAAACTGTTGTTTCACGCAATCTTACGAGTACATCGTTAACTAGTTCAAGGTAGGTCATGCTCTACTCAACCCTTCTTCTTCAAATGTTGCTATAAAACTGAATGAACTTGCAGATTGAGTAGTTATTTTTAACTTATCGCCTTCTTCAAAAACAATGTAGGCATTGCCATCAAACTGCAAATAGGTCTTTGATGAAAAATCGTAATTAGTCAATATATCAAGAGTGGTATTAGCACTTGCGTCAAACCATTGAACAGTTATATGCTTGGTAGAGCCACCTGTATTGTGTATATACATTACAGTAAATTTTGAGTAATAGCCAGTAGGACAGGTATAGACTGTAGTGTCTACTGCCGCTGTGGGACTAACTCCAACTGATAATGCTCTCATTTCGCTTTTGCCTTATTCCTTGCGGAGATAGCTTTAGCTTTTGCCTTTGCGTCAGCCTTTGAGGTTGCACCCCATGCCTTGAGCGAAAGAAGCAGTCTTGTTGGTTCACCATCCTTGTACTCTGCACCAGCATTGTTGCCCATGCGAGCCAAGAAACTTGCTCTGCGAGGGTTATCCCCCGACTTTACTGGAGGTTTCAGATTACCCCCAGTTTCCGCATTATAAGACGATCTACCCTTGGCATTCAAGCCGCCTTTTGGATTTTGACCAGCTTTTGTTTGCCAAGTGGGTGTTTTCATCTACTTCACCTTTTTAGGCTTCTTTGCAGTCTTTGCCGCCTGTTTGAAGTCAGCCGCTGTAGGCGCACCCTTGCTACCTACCTTACGCATCTTCTCGCCAGACCCTGCCTTGATACGAGCCTGTTTTGCATTGATGTTTGAGTACAAGCCAGTTTTCATTTCATCTTCTTTTTTGGTTTAGACATACCAGCTTCAGACAAAGCGATGGCAATAGCCTGTTTCTGAGATTTGACAACAGCACCCTTACCAGAGTGCAATTCCCCTTTGCCAAACTCAGTCATTACCTTGCTAATCTTGGCTTGTGCTTTAGTCTTTTTCATATCAACTCGGTTACTGAAAAAGTTGATGAGGTTACAGTAGCATCCTTGATAACAGCAATCTTTTCTCCAGCATTTACCTTAATAATCTCAGTAAAGTTATTAGGCATCATGGGTGAAGTTGTTATGCTTGCCGTTGGATTTGTACCAATTTGAAAGTGGCAATGTCCTGAAGAACAGGAAACACGAATCATTGTTGTGGATGCACCAAAAGCGGTTGATTGAACACTTGAGGTAGTAACTGTAAATACTTGGGTTGTCCCCATTCTTGGGACACCAAGCGCCACTTGATTGGGGTCTAGTTGAAATGTAGACATTATTTACCTCTTGAGGATTTCTTCATCATGTTGGTAGCAGTCCTACCACCACGCATAGGCATACCCCTTTTGGGTTTACCAACTGCAATCATTACAGTCACAGGAATACCCTTTTTCTTGCCGTATTCGTTTGCTTCTTTTTCCCCTTTTTCGGTGTAGGGAAACTTCTTTTTTCCAACTGAAGGCATAGTAT